CATATTTATTGCCTAGCCAAAGGCTATAAATATGAGTATGTCAGAACTACAAACAGGTCAGCAAGAGATATTCGATTACGTAAAAAATAATCTAGGTGAGGGGATGATTGACGTTGAATTAGACCCAAAACACTATCAAACGGCACTAGAAAGAGCAATCAATAAATTTAGACAGAGATCGTCCAATGCTGTCGAAGAATCCTATGCGTTTTTAGAATTAAAGAAAGATCAAAACACATACATCTTGCCAGATGAAATCATTAATGTCAGGAATCTAAACAGACGGACAGTGGGTTCAAGAACAGAGGGCGGCGAAGGTGGTACTTTGTTTGAACCTTTCAACTTGGCATACACTAACACATATCTTCTAAGAGCAGGAGCAACTGGCGGACTTGCAACTTACTATGCTTTTGCCAGTTATCAAGAACTTGTTGGTAAACTATTTGGTAGTTTCATACAATTCCATTTTGATGTTGCAACAAAAAAATTGACAATCACACAGAAACCGAGGGCAGACAACGAGACGGTTTTGATGCACACAGACAACTTTAGGCCAGACATCACTCTGTTCAAAGACATATATTCTAAACCGTGGATAAGGGATTACACACTGGCAGTTTCGAAAGTAATGCTTGGAGAGGCAAGAGGAAAATTCAACACAATCGCTGGTCCACAGGGTGGCACTTCGTTGAACGGAGATGCGTTGAAAAACGAAGGTCAGGCCGAAATGGAAAGACTGGAAACCGAGATCGGCAACTACTCCGAAGGCGGAACACCTCACAGTTTTGTTATTGGTTAATACCAAACAATATCATTTTAAATACTAGCCATGAAAAACTCCAAATACAAAAATTATTCTGATCTAACGCTAGATGAATTAGAGATGCTTGTGCAGGAGTTAGAAAACCTCAGCATAGTTGCACTGAAACAAAAGAAGAAAAGTCTGAGAAAAACCATTCTCAAATCTGTAAAAGAAATAATCAAAGAGATTGAAATACGTTTAAAAAAGTAGTATAATATTACTATGTTAATTGGTATAGTAGGTTTGATAAGTTCTGGCAAAGGAACAGTTTCAGATAGGCTCGTAGAGAAACACGGTTACCAAAAAGACAGTTTTGCAAAAAGTTTGAAGGACGCTGTGGCATCTATGTTCAATTGGGATAGGAGTATGCTGGAAGGCGATACTGAATCAAGCCGGCACTGGAGAGAACAGCCAGACAAATTCTGGAGTGAGAAATTTGGAAAGCCTGTGACTCCAAGATGGGTGTTGCAGTATTTTGGCACAGAAGTGATGCGTGGCCAAATGTACGATGCAATATGGGTAGACAGTTGCATGGGGAGATACAAAGGTCAAAACACAGTGATCGCAGACACTAGGTTTCCAAACGAGGTTAAACAGATCAGAGCACATGGTGGCAAAATCATTCGTGTCAAGCGAGGGCAGGATCCAGAGTGGTTTGTGAATTACGTTGAGGGCAACATAGAACCAACAGGCATACATTCTTCTGAATATGCATGGGCAAAAGAGGAGTTTGATTTCGTCATAGAAAACAACGGTGACAAACATGAATTATATGAAAAAATAGATGACTTAATCATCAACAACAAGATCACCCATTCTCCATCCAAGTCGTCTGATCCCTTGCAACCTCTGGCAATTGGCGCAAACAGTTTTTAGATTGCTTGTCGACGTGTTCCTTAAATTGCCATCCACAAATAACACATCCAATTGTGATTTTTCCTGTGCTTTGAACCCACAGAGCTCGCATTTCTTTTTGATCTTGTAGCCTGATCGTTGCAGGACCGTGACGCCGCCTACTTTTTTTCCTGCACTCTTACGAATACAAGTGTCGCAGAAACTTCGCCAATAAATCTTGCCATAACGCTTGTAGGCATATGCCCTTGGCTTTGATTTACATTCCTTACACAATGGTCTATCTTTGTATAGCATAGTTGTATTTACGTGCCCTATATAGGTGCCAATAAAATGGTAAATTATGTCGTAAAAACCATATGATTGAATAAATAACTCTAGTATATACGTAACTTGCAAGGAGAATACGAAAAATGGCATTAACATCACCAGGAGTAGAAGTTTCTGTAATAAACGAAAGTTTCTACGTACCATCAGATGCGGGTACAACACCACTATTCATAGTAGCATCAGCACAGGACAAGAACAACGGTGCAGGAGACGGCACAGCGGCAGGTACAACAACTGCTAACGCCAACACTGCTTACTTGATTTCATCCCAAAGAGAATTAACAGAGACTTTTGGAGATCCAAAATTCTACACAGACGCATCAGGAAATGCATTGAATGGTTATGAATTAAATGAATATGGACTACAAGCGGCTTACTCATTTTTAGGCATTGCCAACAGAGCGTTTGTCCTTAGAGCGAATGTAAACACATCTGAATTAGTTGGAAGTGCTTCGGCACCGACAGCGGCACCAACAGATGGCACGTACTGGTTTGACCTTGCATCAAGCAGTTACGGCATATTTGAGTGGTCGAAAACAGATCAAAAATTCACAGCACAAACACCAATATTGATAACATCAACTTCTGACCTGGTAGGATCGGCTTCGACAGGCGCTCCAAAACAGAACATTGGATCAATTGGCGATTATGCTATCAACACAACACATGTTTCAAACAAGATCTACAAGAAGACAGCAAGTAATGAGTGGGTGGTGCTTGGTTCATCAAACTGGAGCACATCTTTACCTATAGAAACAGTTGCTTCTGGCACTACAGTTACTAGTGGACACAAAATGGTATTGAACGGTGTTGAGATCACAGTATCAGGCACATCATTGGCGAACGTTGCCACAGCGATTGGCTCTAACGTTACTAACGTTTCAGCAAGTGTCAACAGTGTGACAGGTAACCTAGAAATCTTCCACAATGGTAGAAACGCAGGTGACTCAACAGGTGGTGCAAATACAATCAGATTTGAAGAGAGCACTGGTTTATTAGCAAGTTTAGGAATCACAGCCGGTCTTAAAAACGGACCTAAGTTCCTACAAGCGAAACACACTGACAGACCAACTTGGAAGACAGCAGACGAAGACAGACCAAATGGTTCTGTTTGGTTCAAGACAACTTCTGCAAATTCTGGTGCAAACATCATTGCTAAGATCTACAGTTCAGCAAGTGCAAGTTTCTCAACAGTGGCGGCACCATTGTATGCCACAAACCATCAAGCGATCTACAACTTAGACGCGGCAAACGGTGGTACTTCAATTGCTACTGGAACACTTTACACACAATTCAACATTACTGAAGAAAGCATGGGTGCTGACAGTTTGGCAGGAGTAGACACAACTCCAAACGTGGGTGACTTCCAAATATTCAGATACGAAGGTGGTGAAACAATTATCAATTCTAAAACCACTTTCCCAAGTTTCACAGCAGGTGAGACATTCTCAGTTCAAGAATCACTGAAGAACCAAGAAGCATTAGACACTGCGAAGACAGTAACAATGATTTCGGGAGACGGTTCTACACTAGGTGACGCAGATGACTTTGTGACTGCATTCTCAACTGCGAATTTCACAAACCTAGAAGCATCAGTGATCAGTTCAGGTGAATTCAAAGGTGCAATCAGCATTAAACACAAACTGGGTGGTGAGTTCAGAATGGTGGACACATCAGGTACTCCATTAGCAGATGCAGGTTTCAGCACAACAACTGCACACAGTTATGGATCATACACAGCAAACAGCACAACATTGATTGATAATTTATATGACGCCCCGACAGGAGAATCATTAGACTCATCAGCCAACAATGCTGTCGTGGCTTCGAACTTCAAGAGATTGAGTTACACTGCTTCACTAAATGCTCCAACAAGCGAGCCAGCAGATGGTACTTTATGGTATGCTACTGCAACCGACGAAGCAGACATTCTGGCACACAATGGTACAACTTGGGTTGGATATGCTACAGCATACTCAACTACCGATCCAAATGGTCCACAGTTCAGTGCAACAGCACCAACTACACAGTCAGATGGTACAGCACTTGTAACAAACGACTTATGGATTGACACAAGTGATCTTGAGAATTATCCAAAACTTTACAAATACAACACTGCGGCGACTTTAAGTTCTACAAACACAGCGAACCAGGTTGCAGTTACAACATCGGGTGCGGCTTGGGAACTTGTTGACAAGACAGACCAAACTACAGAGGATGGTATTGTATTCGCAGACGCAAGGATGCAAACTACAACGGACAGGTTAGACCAAAAAGAAGAAGGTACTGCTGGTCCAATGAGTAGCATCAAAGACTTGTTGAGTGATGGTTTCTTAGACCCAGATGCTCCAGATCCAGCAAACTACCCACAGGGTATATTGCTTTGGAACACAAGGAGATCTGGTTACAACGTAAAAGAATACAAAAACAATCACATCACATCTACAAAATATCCAGGAAGTGGATCAACTGGTTTAGGTAACATTAGACAATCTAATGAACTTGTTTCTGGTTACTATCCAGACAGATGGGTTACTAAATCAAGTAACAATGCAGACGGCTCTGGATCTTTTGGAAGAAAAGCACAGAGAAAAGTGATCGTTGAACAGTTAAAATCAGAAATAGACACTAACCAAGCAATCAGAGAAGACCAAAGAGGTTACAACGTGATTGCTGTACCTGGTTACCCTGAACTGATACAAAACATGATCAACTTGAACACAGACAGAAACAACACTGCATTTGTTGTAGGTGACACACCTTTCAGATTAGAAGGCACATCAACTAGCATACAAAACTGGGCAAACAACTCAGCAGGAGCAAGTGACAACGGTGAAGACGGTCTTGTAAGTTCAAGTGATTACCTAGGAGTGTTTTACCCTTCAGGACAAACGACAGACAACGCAGGAAAAACTATTGTTGTTCCACCATCACACATGATGATGAGAACTTTAGCAAACAACGATAACATCGCTTTCCCATGGTTTGCACCATCAGGAACAAGAAGAGGTGTTGTTGACAATGCGACATCAGTTGGTTACATTGATACAAGCACTGGTGAGTTCGAAACAATATCTGTAACTGAAGCGGTTAGAGATTCAATGCATGAAGTACAAGTAAACCCAATAACATTCTTCTCAGGAGCAGGTATCGTAAACTTTGGTAACTTAACCAAAACTTCGGCAAGTTCCGCGTTGGATAGAATAAATGTTTCAAGATTGGCAGTGTATCTAAGAACACAATTAGATGCCATTGCTAAACCGTTCATTTTTGAACCAAATGATGAACTTACAAGAAATGAGATCAAACAAGCAGTTGAGTCATTCTTGTTAGAACTTGTTGGTCAAAGAGCGTTGTTCGACTTCCTAGTAGTTTGTGATGACACAAACAATACACCTACAAGGATTGACAGAAACGAATTGTATGTGGATATTGCAATTGAGCCAGTTAAATCAGTTGAATTCATTTACATACCATTAAGAATCAAAAACACAGGAGAAATTGCACAATTAGGGAACTAATTTTGGAATAAATAGGAGAAACAGATGGCAATATCAACTTTATCAAAATTTACAGTACCTTTAGCAAACGATCAGAGTTC